TGTACCAATGGTTCCTCACGATTGAAGTAATGGATACGGTCTAGAAACCGTATCCATCTAAACCACTTATTCGGTGGCTTCATCGTTTTTTGCTTCCTCTTTTAGTAAGCTTTCTTCCTTGAGCGGTGGTACGTCTACACCGTCAACTACTTGTGGTTGCAATTTTGCCATTGCTTCTCGTAATTCAGCTCTTTCCGCGTTTAACTCACGTTCACGGCGTTGTTCATTGATCTGAACATACTTCATTACTTTTTCCATATCAGATGATTGTCCGCGTGTTCTTGGCTCAATATTTGTGTATGATGGTAAATCGCTATTTTCAACGATTTGCTGAATATCGCGCAGTTTTACAAAGGTATCAGATTCTTTATCTGCCTTTATAAGAACATACGCTGTTTCTAATGTTGCAAATTCTACCTTTGTATAATTTGTAAACATTCCAACCAATTTTGCATCTTTCATATTTTTATTATTTGATACCCAAATTTCAGCAAGTGAATTTGTTGTACATTCAAATTTAAATCGTGTTGGACGATTTGTTTCAAAATTGATTGTTTGTCCGTTTTTTACAGGTGACCATTCTGAAATATTTCCATATTGTATTCTGTTCATTGTTTTTTCCTTTTTTTTGATTTGTTTGACGGGGCAGGGGAGGGGCTACCCCGTCAATTTCATTACTTCACAATTCGTGCTGTTTGCACTTGTTCAGTAATGTGTTCATAATCGCTGTCATCTCCGTCGCCCTCAGTTAAAGGTGCTCCGAATTGTGTATTTCCAACGATATTAATGTCACTTAGCAAGCTTATTTCAAAAGTATCTGCTAGTTGATCAGAGAACGGCTTTTTATGAAATCCTTGGCATAAATACCAAGATTCATTTAAAGTCGGCGACAAAGTTTCTACAGACCAGATCCGACTTCTATCCTCGCTGTAAGCATCGTTTGCAGGTCGGTAAAATTTACCACCCACATTTGCCATATCGCGCTTCCAATGAGAATTCATTGGTGCGTATCCAAATGTAGTATCGGGGTTTGCGTGTTCAATATCGATTTCATTTGATTTGACGACACGGATTTGCTCTGGATCAAGCAAATCTGGCAACGCATTCGGTAATTCGTCTGGATCAGACATATGTAAAAAATGATCTTTTTTACGTTCGAATAACCGTTCTGGCATTATAGATGCACATATCAATAATGTACCACCGCAATTCATTTGTGGTAATCTAATGTTTAAATCAACTGTAGCTGAACCTACTGTTGCTGATTTATCTAAATTTGCGCCATCTGTTGCATATCGCTGATTATAATTAATCATTGCTCTTTGTTTTGCCAATAATATTGGCTGTTGCATTGCCGTTTCTGGCATTCTGATACCTGACATTAGCATGTCAATAATTTCGTCGTCCAATCCGTTATACTTTTCACGAATTTTTGCAAATGCAGCGGTTTTTCTTGCCAACTCAATATCAGCTAATGACATTGTGGCGTTGCCGCCTGTTGTTAATTCTGCATACATTTCATCAAAAAGGAACATATCGCCTTCGTCGATAATTGATGTTCCAGTTTGTCCAGGTGACCAGGCACCTGTATCTAAATTATGTCCTGTATTTCCATCTGCATTACGTGATAAATTATAACGTGTTGCAGATGGTGCTTTAATTGGTGCCTGAAATGTTAATCCCTGTAATGACACTTCACCGTCAATTAGTGCGCTGTCGAAATCGGGAACGATATTTTCCATACTTGTATTTAGCCAGAATGCCTCTGCTAAAGAATGGTCAAATTGATTTCGCAATGGCAAAGATGGTGATCTTGCTTTTCGCATATGATTTACAACTTGGTTATAACTTTGAACCAAAGTTGAGTTCATATGTGTTCCCTTAAAATGTAACCCCATAATTTGATAAAATGTATCGTTTTCAATTTCTCCATAATGATTAGTTGTATCATTATTAAGTGAAGAGTGATTAATAACACTATCAGTTGAAGGTCTATAAAACTTATTTGATTCAAAAAATGGAATTACTGCACCTGCAGTTCCAACCTTTTTTTGATATGATTTGTTGAATTCATGTAATGATCCACCAAATTGTTCATGTGCCAAATGTGGTACAAAATGGGCATAGACTGTAACAGCTATTCCGTTTTGCAACATTTCAGCAGTTTCTTCCATAGCTATATTTACACGTACACGGCCATTTTTTATACCGTCTTCTCTGTGTAACCACTCCGATTTCAAGGGCAGTATTTTGCCTGCATCCGCTGAAGTCAAAAGACGCCCTTTGACGTTTCGAACCGTTTTAGGTATCGAAATCGGTGCGTTTGGTATTAGTTCGGTTGCTCTCATTTTTTTCTCCTAATAATGAGGTTGATAATTTTTCTTATTTTTTTGCACTTTTTGCATGCCATTATGGAAATTGTTCCATAATTTTCTTTTGTTGATTTATTGGTGTAATCATGAATTTTTCGTTATAATCAGG